TACACCGGACCAGAAGGATATGTCGAGGGTATTTGTTGTCCGTCAACTTACTTATTGAACAGCATAATGGGTACAGATAATCTACCAACGACATTCGCCGGTCCACCGTCTAAATTGCAATGTGACACTTTAGTAATTGAAAGAGATGATATAGGTGATCGACCGGATATTACTACTAATGCAAGTCCGGAAAAAGTAAATACAACTACAACAAAGGGCGATGAAACAGTATTCATGTTCGCAGCAGAAAATGATCACGACGGAAGGTGTACAATATGAGTAAACAATATCCAAAAATACGATCTCAAGTCAATCGACAAATAGCCAATGCAAAGCAGAGAAGTATTGTCGAAAACAGACCCTATTATGACTGTGTAAACATAAATGGTCCAGTTGATAACTCTGGATGTGCTGACACAAATTCTCTATGTCGATGTCCATGCACCGGTGGTTTTGATGGTGTCATAACAGACGAAAAGGGAAATGTAACAAACGGACCACTCATGGCATCAGCAGTTCCACTTTTCCGGGAACCTAGAGATGAGGAAATGGAATGGGCAAAATCACAGGTAGGTGGCTGCTTTGGTGAGTATGACAAAGATGGGTTTTATGTTTTAGATCCAGAGTCTGTGGAAAGTAGCTGCGGAGTTACTTGTCATGGTAAAGACTATTACAGTACATTCAGAGCACTAAGAACCTACTCGACATTCTGGGATACACCCAAGGAAGTTCCCCTATATCGGAACGCTCTGGTAAACCTATATACTGCACAGCAGGCTGTTTGTATTGTACCCGGAAACCTAAATCTTCGTGTTGGTGAGTTTATCAACATCCCAAGTGACGGGAGTGCATTATCAGAAGATTATTCTGGGTGTTGGCTGATATCAAACATCAGACACGCCATTGCTTCGCTTCAGAACTACAAGATGATTCTAACACTAATCCGAGATTCCAAGATAGACGAGCCACAGTAATGAGTAAATACAAAGATTTAAATTTAAGTCTCGAAAGAAACAGCTTCACCGGAGACGTTTCGGTTACAACAAACGAAAATGCAATACGTATTGCATTGACGAATATATTATTAACTCGTGAGGGTGAAAGACCATTTTCTTCTGCTCCGGTGGGAGTTGGTCTGGAAAAACTATTATTTGATGTCGATGTATCATCTTCTAAGTTTGTTTTCATAAAACAAAGGGCTAAAGAACTCATAAATAAATATGAACCAAGAGTAATTTATGATGATATGATAATTACGAATTATGATACAGTAAAAGATGATGGTGTGATAAAGCTCGAAGTAAAATACACCATAAAAACTGGCACACCGGACACCAAATCCGACAGTTTACAACTCACGATAGAAGGAACGTAAAATGGCTAACACACCAATACAATTAGGAAGTTTAAATTTTGATGAGATAAAGGCTAATCTAAAGTCTTTTGTGCAGAACTCAGACAACGACCTAGACATAGACTTTGATGGTTCGGTTGCCAACACCATACTAGATCTACTTTCATATAATACATTGTACTATGCATTTTACTCAAACATGCTTATGAATGAATCATTCATGGACTCTGCACAAAGAACAGAAAGTTTGATCTCTCTATCAAAGCCACTTGGATATACAGTTGCCCATAGAAACTGTGCTTCTGCTAGTCTATCGCTGAATAATACAGGAACAACATCCTTTAGATTAATACCATACGCAACAACAGTTTCTGCTTCAAAGAATGGCACGAATTATAATTTTGTCTATATCAATCAATTAAATGATGATGATGTTACCGATGATATAATTGAACCGGGACAAACAAAAGATCATCGCTTTTTTCAGGCATCATCTATTGTTATTAATGCTCCCATGACAGTTGATTATTTAAATCAAAGATTCAATATAAACAACAAGAAAATAGATCCTGCTACAATCACAGTTAGAGTCGGTGAGTCTGATGGTATAAAAGAATATACTAGAGTTAGCAATACAAACTCAAGTCTTTCCACGGGAGATAGAGTTTATTACATAGAATCCACAAATGATGGTTACCGTATCTTCTTTGGTGCTCCAACTACAACAGAAGGAACTCCTACTGGTAGAGTGGTGAAGGATACAGAAATTGTTTATGTTTCCTACTTAACCACATCAGGCTCTGGAGCTAATTCATCAACAAGTTTCACTGGTCTAGGTGCATCGATTAAGGTCACAAATTCCTCTACAAAAGCCTTGGGTGGTTATGATACACCAAACCTCAATCTAATTAAATTTGCAGCCCCAAGAAATTTTGTTGGTGGAGGTAGATTGGTTTCCATATCTGACTATGAAACAGAAATTTTGAATAAGGGTTTAATTTCAATAAACTCAACAGATCCAAAAAGAAATATTTCAGTATACGGAAGTGGTGCGGCAGCCGAAGAAGTTGATGGTAAAGTTCTCTTTTCCCTCTTTGACGATGCTCTTATCGGTGGTGCTGGAGATTCGGTAAAAACCACAAGTCAAGTACCCGAACAAATAATCAATGATTTTGCTGATGAAATCTTAGTGGGTCTAACATTACAATATAGAGAGCCATTAGAAGCAGATATCACTTTCACAACTAACGAACCTGCAAGTGATTTTGCTGCTGCTTATGGTAGGGGATTTAACCAGACCTTTAGTAATAATTTAAACTCTTCGCTTATCAATCTAGAAACTACACGAATCCCTAATATTCAGGCTGGTTCCTCTGGCGAATTATCAGGAAAATTTGATTTCAAAAATAGAATTGATTACACAACCTCAGGGACTACTTTCAGCATAACCCTAAACACAGCGAGTGGGTTCACTACTGCTGGCATTTCGGCATCTTCTGGTTTGATATTTGCAGGTGGTGTTACAGTAAGCAATAATGTTCTTGGAACAACAAACGAAGGTAGATTTGCGCTTGACCCTGCAAAATATACCACAGTTGCAGGTATTAGCTTAAATTATACACTGGGTGAAATAAAGGTAACACAGGAGCTTCTAGCCAATCCCAAGATTATAGGAGCCAATTAATCGTGCTATCTTTATATAACGCAATACAGCTTGATGGTGGAGAAAATTCATCAGAAAATAGACTCTTATCCATCGCAGAAGATTTGAATAAAAAATTTCCAACCTATAGTACGGGTCCAAGTAATTCAGTCGATGGGAAAGTTTTGGATGTTGAAACCGAAATAAATCCATCGATAGGAAAAAACCAATCAATAACTATGGTAAAGGATACAAATGAATTGGGATATAGTAATCCTGACTCTTTAGTTACTTTAAAACCGTCAACAGTAAATACTTCATATGGACAAGTTCTACCTACAAATAGAATAAATGTTTTATTCCAACTTCCATCATGGATAACAAATGAATAATCTAGTACAACTATTTCAGGTCTACTATAACTGGCTATACTCAACCAATGGCAGTCGTTATATTTTAGACAATAATTTCGAGGTTCTGAAGGATCTCGATTTCTGTCCAAATGAAATGACTTCATACCTGCTCAGTAATTACTTACCTAATTCGAGTGAACTAGTGGCTGAAATGAACAAAGATCAATTGGTCATTGAACCCCAGCATATTAGAAATTTCCTCAATCGTGTTACGGATAGATTTTGTAACGTCAAAGGCACACCAACGTCGATACAGTATTTCTGTAACACCCTAATTGGTGCGTCCACAACTCGGATAGAAGTATTTGATGGTAGCAATTACATTGTCACATTATTTTTCCAAGACACAACTACAATAAACATCGAATACTTGGAAGAGTACATGAATGAACATGTAATCCCAATTGGTGTGAATATACAGTTTGCAGTATCTGCAACAAATGATGACTTCACCAACGCTTCTGACACCACATATAGATCATCACAGACACAGGGTGATTATAACCCAGTAGATGAACCTCTAACAGTTCTTCAAAATGTAAATATTGAAGACTTCTCCCAATGGGAAGAAGCCACATTTGGTGAGGGTGCCTATGATGGAACGGGAACAGGTGAAGAGATTGCTATTATTGGTAACTACTTCCCATATACACTAGACGATACCACCAGCATTCAAGCAACAGCAGGATGTTCTGGATCAACAGCACACTTTGGTATAACTGGTGGTGCCACATATAATCTTGCTAATATGTTGACGTATGCATTCCCTGACTGGTCAGATGCAGTTACCATAGCCGGTTCGTCTTTTGGAATACTAAATATACTAGATGTTGCCTTCTTGAATGCTGCATCTGGAAATACATCACCAAATGATGGTAGAGAGTCAAATAGTTCCTGTCCTATAGGAGGATACGCTTAATGGTTACCGCAATCCGAAAAATTTTAAATACTGGAACAAATAAGTTCGAGAACGCTGTTAATCAGATGGAAGAACTTATCTATTCTAGTAACCAATATATTTCATTAAATTCTAATACCTTTACTGATGTACCACAGAATGACTTGAAGAGTCTTAATGATTTTTGGTTGTCGGCTTGTTATTTCCAGAGAGTAACTCGGGATGATTATCGTTTATGTTTCCCTAGAAAAGACTGGCAGAAATCTACTGTGTATGCCAGATACAATTCCTTTTCTGGTCCAGAAACTCAAAATTGCTTTGTTTTTGATCCCACTATAGGGGATGGTGTATTATTCCTATGTGTCGGTAACAATTCAAGTAATAGAACTGATATTGCAACTGCTTCTGTGTATAAACCAAGCACTGGATATACTAGTGTCGCAGATCTACCAACTGCTGTTATTGAACAAGAAGATGGGTATAGTTGGATTGCACTAGCACAGAGTGACAACAGATTTACAGATAGTAATTGGATCACATTAGAAGTTAGAGATCGAATTAACTTCTTTGCTGCGGATCAAGGAAACTTTGTTAATGATGGTCTAACTTTAGGACCATTCAAAACAGCCGTCTGTGATCCCTTCCAACCACTTGGAACAGGTGCAGCAAAATTCTATGGTGTAGAAAATTATTACAACCAAACAACCGAAACCGAAATTGCTTCAGGTAGTGTTTTGTATCAATTTGGTGATATACAAAGATATGATGTATTCAAATTACAACAAGCACTCCGCATGTCTGGTATCAACACCCAGATAAGATTTGGTGGTACTGGATCTACCTTGGGAGATCTTCCAAGTTCAATAGCTCCCACAACTTTATCAGCACAAATTCAAGGATCTCCATTTAGTGATTCCTCCCCCTTGGGTTGGTACAATGAAAAAGCCACTGCTTGGTCGAACAAAGCTGGTTCAGTTGAGATGGTATATATCGATCCAAAGGCTGGCGACCTAAAGGACAGCGACTTTACTGTTGCAGGAACTACAGCACCAAATATAACGACGTTTGGAAACGGTACAGCACCTACTGTTGAGTTTGATCTAACAAAAATTAAAGAAGATGTTTGGTATATTCGTGGTGTGAAAATTGCTAAAGATTTAGCAACCAATGAGCGACTTGTAGGAAAGGATAATACTGAGGTCGAGTTTAAGGTTTCTGATACAAATAATAATTACGGCTTTGAAAATTCACTAAAATCTCTTATTACACCATATAACGGACTACTAACCGAGCAAAATTTATATGGTCCAATTATTCCAGTAAATGCATTTATGACTAGTGTCACGATGAAAGAATCTGATATTAACGGCACACTTCGACCTACGGGGTATACTGGATCAACTCCTACTAGTTTTGATTCATATGCAATTATAAGTGAACCAACCAATTCATCAAATAATAGAGAACTTGGATTAGATCTTCCACCAAACACACAAGACTTAAGATCAAATCTGATGTATGCATCAATGACATTTAGTTCAGGTAATATACCCGCAGTCGGAAATAAAGTGTACGCAAATGTACCATCTCTTAGTCCATCTGGTGGATCACCGAGTCTAATACGAGGAGAGTTGATTGGTATCATACAAGCTGTAAATTTTCCTAATGCCTTTCCCCTAGCATCAGGATGTCAAATATTACTCACTGTAGTGAAGGTGCCTGCTGACGGTTCACAAGTCTATATTGAAAAATCTAATGGATCATTTGCTGCAATAATCACAGGAACTAAGTATGTGGTGCCTGAAATTACTGGTTCATCTGGAACAGTCACACACATAGGAAACTCCAATTTCACGCTAAGTGGAACCACCGCAGACAAGCGTGTCTCAATCAAATACATAACAAGGGTATAGGAAAAACAAATGGGCGTAGAAAACAACGAATATCAAATCCCGAATCTTAATTCAACCACTTCATTTTTCGATTGGTTCACCAAGACAAATGATGAAGTTATAGCTAAATTAAATAAAGCCAAGATCTATGATATCGATATTTCTGGTTCTAGATTACAGGGAGTCAGTGCTGAACTAGGAACAGCGACCAAAGGACCAACCGCAGGATTCCTTCGTTTTGGTCTTGCCGACAGTGTACCACACGGAATCACTATTCAGGGTGATGTTGGTGTCGATGGTGATGTAACTAACAGAGGTTCTTATGATGTCACGGTCACGGTTTCATCTGGAGTTACTGCCGGTCTGACTGTGGGACGATTCGTTACCTCTGGTTCACAGGGACAGCTTGTATTGTCTATCGCAGCAGCAAGTGGTGGTGCGACATTGGATCCGTACCACGGTAACGAAAGCATTGGTGTTGTGAAAGGCGTTACTGGAAATGAGGTAACCGTCACTACGTCAGGACTCTTTAGTGGATTTACAGGGTTAACCGCTGGTCAGCCATACTTCTTGGATCCCCAGTTCGGTAAGACTGGTGGATATACACTCAACGTCCCCGCTGGTTCTGGGGTAACGAAGAAAAAGCTATTTATAGCCATATCAGGAACAGAAGGATTTGTTCAGATTGGACCATCTGACGTATTGTAATAATGAGTATGCACCGTAAAAAATGTGGTGGTTGTAACTGTGGTAAAAATAATCAATATAAATCAAAACACCCCCTAAGAAAGAGTGTAGATAAATTGAAAAATCCTTTGACAATGATGCAGTCGTTTGCAATGTCTCTCGCTTCTCGTGGTCTGACTAATAAAAAGGCAGATATACCAACTAAACAATTACGGACATTGAGTTGTTTTGGTGATGAGTCTATTGGTGGATCTTTACCTCCATGTGAGGGTCTAGGGAAAAGTGAAACTAAGGGTAGATTCTATTGTACTGAGTGTGGCTGTGGGGACAGAGAAGGTACTTGGCTAAATTCAACTAATGAAAGTTATTCCAAATTAGATTATCCCAAACTTTACTGTCCGAAAAAAATGCCGGGATTTAATAATTATATCGTGTCAGAAACTAAAGACAATAGTAGGAAATATATCATAGAAAACTATGATGCAGCACAATTAGTTAAAATAACTGTGTCATCACCAGATATGCCCGAAGACAAAAAGCCGATAATATAATTATTTTAGACCTCAAAATCCCCTAAATAACTAAGAGGTGTAAATATGTCAAATCCAAATTCAAGAGAAACCCTTATTGATTATGCTCTTAGAAGACTCGGTTCTCCCGTTGTCGAGATAAATGTAGACTATAAGCAAGCAGAGGAGCGTCTTGATGATGCCCTAGAGTATTTTTCAGAACGTCACTTTGATGGTGTTGAGAGATGCATTTTTGCATATCAAATCACTGAAGACGATATCAATAACCAGTATATCCCCACATCTAAAATACAAAAAGCCATGGGCTTTGGAGACGCACCCGGACCAACAGGTAAAGACCTTTTATCGATTGTTCGGGTATTTAAATTTGGTGCTCTTGCAAACCAAGACATGTTTGACATTCGGTATCAATTAGCCCTAACAGATTATTTCGGAATCAACCGTGGTCTGGGAATGGCTAGTTCACTGGGTCTAGCTGGATATGACAGCACCATGAGATATATTAGCATGGTAGAACAATTCTTTAATCCAGAACACATTATCCACTTCAGTAAGGTCACTGATAGACTCATAATGGATACTGATCTATCTAGAGATTGTTCCCCCGGACAGTATGTTGTTATTGAAGGATATGCCACATTAAATCCAAACAACTATCCAAAGATTTTTAACGACCGTTATCTGAAAGAATATGTCACTGCACTAATCAAACGACAGTGGGGAGCAAACCTATCTAAGTTTGATGGTGTTCAGATGCCGGGTGGTGTCACACTCCGTGGTGGTCAGTTGTATCAAGAAGGATCAGCAGAGGTTGCAGCACTTGAACAACGAATGCAATCCGAATACGAACTTCCACCACACTTCATAACGGGATAATATGGCACAGAATCCATACATCAGAGATGTTAATAATGAACAAAATCTTTTAGAGGATCTGAATGCTGAATTCATTCGTGCTCTCGGAAGAAACTGCTATTATATCCCAAGAACACTAAATGACTATGATCCAATATATGGTGAAGACACTAGGTCATCATTTGATCAGGCATATCTTATTGAGATGTATATGGAAAATCCGCAGTCTTTCGGTGGTGATGGAGATATCGTAGGAAAATTTGGTATTGACCTTAGAGATAAAGCAACTTTCAGAATAGCAACACGAACATTTGAACGAGAAGTTACCAAAAGAGATTCTACCATTGTTCGACCTCGCGAAGGTGATCTAATATACTTTGTCTTATCTGACAGTCTATTTGAGATAACCTTCGTAGAACATGAAAATCCACTCTATCAGTTAGGTAATCTGTACTCATTCCTTGCATTTAGTGAATTGTTTGCCTATAATAATGAAGATTTTAATACCGGGATATGTGAAGTCGATGAATGCTTTGCGCGAGCAAGAAAAGAACTTGCTCAGATTGTCACTGTTGGTGCGCCAACAGGAACTACAAATACGGTGTCTGAGTTCTTCGAGGGTGAAACTGTATTCCAAGTTGGTAACACGTATGGTGAGTATACTAACATTGATGAAGCCACTGCGAGTGCTCAAGTTATCAGTTGGGATAGTCAAACCCTACAACTAACCCTTGGAAATATTACTGGATCGTTTGTAACATCAGATACAACATCTGCGATTAAGGGAACCGAAAGTAACGCTGAAAGGTTTGTTGGTGGTACTGGCAATGCAGACTTCTTCAGCCAAATCAATAGCGAAAGCGAAACTCTTCAGGGTGACAATGAAGATTTACAATTAGAAGTCGAAAAAGATGATCTGATTGATTTTTCTGACACAGATCCATTTTCCGGAGGTAATTACTAGTGTTTCAATATTACAACAATGAATCTCTGAGAAAACTGGTCGTTGGATTTGGTAATCTTTTCAATGACATGTATGTTGCCAAATATGATAAAGATGGTGACATCATCGAAAAAGATAGAGTTCCTCTGACTTATGGACCAAAAGAAAAGTTCATAAGAAGAATCAAAGAAGTCAGTACGATCTCAGACACCACCAGAACACGAATCACTTTACCTAGAATGGGCTTTGAGATGTTGGGTATGAGTTATGATCCAACGAGAAAATCCAATAAACTAAGAACAACTAGTGGAACAATTTCTGATGGTAGTCAAGTATATAATTATGCTGAAGTTCCATATCTTATAAACTTTGGATTATATACTTTTACTAGAACAATTGAAGAGAATCTACAACTGGTCGAGCAGATTCTACCAATATTTGCACCAGAGTTTATTATCTCGATGAATTTCAGTGATATCAATAAAAGGGTAAATGTTCCTATTATTCTTACCAGTACAGGAATTTCAGAAATTTACGAGGGTGATTTTTCGGAAACACGAAGCATCACAACTACGTTCAGTTTCATAGCAAAGAGTTACGTATATGGTGAGCAAAAAAAATCACCAATTATCGAACAAGCAGATCTCAGATTCTTTGCAGAGGAAGATGTAGAAAATGCTGCACCATCAGGTAAACCTCTACCAGTACCAGAAACACCAGAAATTACACCAGCTCCTGATATCCCTGACGCACCGAGCTTTGGAACAGGTAACGAAATAATCGATGATGCAACTCCAATTGATCCAGTGGATGTATCAGATCCATCAAAACCTGCAATAGTATACCCCATAGGAAACACGTCAATCACAGATTCTACTGGCAATCTTGTAACAACTCCTGCAAACGGAGCGGGACCACTTGCAATAAATGGATATTATCCATTATACACCACACCAGAGTTAGCAGTTCTTGCAAGTCCAAGCCCTACATCGGTCAGAGAAAATGAAACAACTATTGGATACCACACTCACGAATTTGGTGATGTTACATATTACATGCCTAATGGGTTGGGTGCAGCCCAGTTTCACGGAAACTATGAGGGGCCCGGACTAAATATTGGATAAAGGTGAAATAATGAGTGATAAAATTTCGGAAGCTCTAGACACTTCATTCGAAGCAAAGAAACCAGAAGAAGTCAAAAAAGAGCTAATGCAAAGTAGAAAAGAAGTAAAGGTGGACATGGATGACTCAGAAAAAGACTACAACAAAATACGTACAAATCTTTACGAACTTCTTGGTGATGGTAAGGAGGCGATAGATGGCATACTTAAAGTGGCTTCTGAGGGAGATGCGCCTAGGGCTTATGAAGTCGTCGCAACACTCCTTAAAACAGTGGCTGATATAAACAAAGATCTTATGGATCTACACAAGCAGGTTAAGGATGTGAATAAAGACGAGACCGTGCATAACCACAATACAACCAATGCGATCTACGTTGGGTCTACCTCCGAGCTACAGGATCTAATCAACCCTGACAGAAGTAGAAACAAAGAGATCATTGATGTTAATCATGAAGTGAAGGAAGATGACAAGTAAAAAGGGTGGATATTTAGGTAATGCAAACTTAAAACCGGCGGGGATTGGAATTGAGTTTACAAAGGATCAGGTTCAGGAGTACATGAAATGTGCTCAGGATCCTATCTACTTCATCAAGAAATACGTCAAAGTCGTGTCTCTAGACGAAGGACTTGTACCATTCAATCTGTACGACTATCAGGAAGAAATTGTAAACGCTGTCCACAATAATAGATTTGTCATATCAAAGCTGCCTCGACAGTCTGGTAAATCAACTACTATGATCTC